GTATCAATAGTGCCGAAGCCAGACGTGATTGAACCAGAATTAAGCGCCCCAACTGTCGTTACATTGGATAGCGTGTCTAGTGCGCTTTCAAAGTATGTTTCAAAATCAGTAAGTGCGACCTGCACCATTGTGCCATTGTCATTTACAACGACGCGATCAGCATCGGCAAGTGTGGTTGATGTGGCAGATGTGCCGCCGTCCACAATGTTAAGTTCTGCAGCTGTGGAAGTAACACCGTCAAGAATATTAAGTTCTGCGGCTGTGGAGGTAACACCATCCATGATGTTGAGTTCTGCTGCAGTCGCAGTGATTGCCGTACCATTAAAATTGATAGCGTCTAGATATGCTACACCATCAATGTATATGTCTTTCCACTCTTTAGAAGAACTACCTAGATCATAAGCCCCATCATCATCTGGAATAATGTTTGAATCTACTTCGCCACCAAACACAATGTTATCAGTGTTTGCGTCACCGAGAGTTACTGTGCCGCCGTTAAACGTGGTAGTGCCTGTTACTGTAAGATTGCCACCAACTCCGAAGTTGCCAGCGACGTAGTTCTGACTTTCGACTACATTAGTGCCATCGCAATACACATGCCCCGTGTTGCCAGCGGTAATAGCGATACCAGTTCCTGATGCTGTCTTAACCGTAACTGTCTGAGCAGTACCGTTCTTTACAATAAATGTTTTGGTAAGGGCGGGAACGATAACTGTAGCTGCGCCGGATAGCGATGTGCCAGTGTCAGTTAGGTTTAGTATTGCAGCTCTAGACTCTGCGGTAGCACCATTTGCGGTAGACAGTGTAGCGGAGTTGGTACTCCAAGTGTTTATGGTTTTGGAACCCGCTATGGCTTCCTCAATCATATTGGTAACGCTGTTGTTTACCAAATCTCCCCACGTACCCGCCAACTCACCTTGAGTCGGTAAGGCTAGTTTTAGAAGAGTGCTAAATTGAGTTGCCATTATAAAACCTCACGAATGCTATAATTAGTACACGCAATCACCAAAAACTGCAATCAATCAATACGAATTATAGCGTTTGTCTTATCTGCAGAAGGGAATTGTACTACAAAATCTGCAGAACTTGTTTGCTTGTCTTCTCCAAAATCAATTACTGCTATCGCAGGATTACCCGTTGCAGACTTATAAATTAGCGCGCCCCTAGCGGTAATAGAGGACGAACTCCAAGTCGTATCAGCAAGATCTAAGAACGCTGTGGTTCCTGAAGATGCTGGATTAGCGGCTATACTAAGAGTATTACCTCCAGCGGTGTAGCCAGTCCCGCTCACTTCGTTAGTCGTGGAATACGCTGTAGTTGTAGCATCTAAGGTTGCACTAGATGTATACAAAGCAATCTTAAACGTTTGTGACGTATCGCTACTAAAGTCCATCTCTCCATTTAGAAGAGCAACTTTAAACGACGTACACAATGTTTGAGTTACAGCCATGGTCTACCCTTATGCTACAGGCGTGCGAGTCTGCCCAGAACGATACATGTCCTGACGCATCTTGCCGTCCCCTGTCCGTTGTAATAGCCCAATGGCTTGCAGGTACCGTTTTTCGTACATGGCAACCACATCGGCTTCACCTTTTTGAAACCGTACGGCTTCCATTAGAGTGCCATTGAGAAGCGCGGTATCGAAATTGTCACCTAAATAAGTTCCACCAGCAGACACTATTGACGTGGGATATTTTGCAAATACATGTTCGATTTCGTAGTTTTGATCTGGTGTAGGTGCTAACATCAACTTCACGTTAGACCCTACAGTGCTATGATGCGCATAAAATTTAGGTAGCCCATATTTTGCGCTAGTATTTACAGGAAAAGCATCGCGTAGAAAGTTTAGGTCTTTGTTTAGCAGGTAAGTGCTAGTGCTGTTACTGATTACAGCCAGACTATAGGTATACAAATACCCTTCGGGGGCAGTGTACAACTTGTTGGTTGCAGTTAAAGGCCCACTGTCTACATTACGCAAAGCTGGCAATTCAACAGAATTAAAAATTAACTGTTCTGCCTGTTGCGCAAACAATGCGTGTTGGTCTGCAGTAAACGTTGTTTCGCAGATATCTTCTACGTTTGCCTTTAAACTTGTGTAGTTCATAGCTTACCCCATAGGACCACGAGCCATAAAACCTTTAGTGGCGGCTCCTGCTCCACGTATCTTGATACCGCCCTTGGCTGCGCCTTTGGACCGCACCATCTTGCCTGCTTTGAACCCTTGAACGCCACGGCCCTTCAGGATGTCTTTTTTAGTTACTTTGCCGTCACCTGTAAGGTCAGGAAATCCGCCTGTGCTTGTTTGCTTGCCCATGTTTGCCCTCGTCATTGCCATTGTTTTACCTACGAAGTTGATACTGTGACCGAACCCAAAGATGCGGTCATTACGAACTCTAATTTATTATTCAAAGATCCTGTGTACTTTAATGCTCTGCTTGCAGCATAACCTGCAAAATCTGGCCTAGGATCTCTTATAGCCTGTGGATCATGTACAGGATACATACCTAACTCATTTTGTGGGTGATCGCCATCAAAACATTCATAACATGCCTTTAGATTAGTATCGTTACCTCTTCTTACTATGTTGTTTAATTCTTTTAGTTTGTATTGAAATCCACATATATCGCACTCTGCGATAGCTCGTTTTGTTGATGCAAACCTACTCGACATAGTTAAATCCTAGCAACTCGCGGTACATACCGCTCAGAAGTCTTTTCTCTATCTTCGCCTGCGGCCAGATTGTATTGCTCGTCGTACGCGACCTTCAGCATATCAATCCTTCCAGCCAGCTCTGGCACCTTCATGGCTATGTGATACGCTAGCCCCGCTACTAGACAAGGCAAGAAACGGTAGACAACATCTGCTGTCTCCACTCCATTGCCAGCATCTTCTATCCTTCTCATCCTAAAATACACAAACGTGTAGCTAGTATCCGGCACAGGCCACAGGTTTATTCTAGGTGTCGCTAGCCTCTCCACAAACACTTGGATTGGCCTACCAGTTGTTAACTTGTTAGGGATAGATGAGTAAGTGCTAACACCAATACGACTTATAGTAAGATCTGATTGGGTTGCAGTGTTGCCCGCATTAGTACGAATTACGTGGTCAAGCAGGTCTACAGTGTCCGCTGGTAAGTTATACTGTGCTGTTCCTGCGGTAACGTCTATCGTGCCGCTGTCGATAGTCCACATGTTGATGCCACGGTTCTGCCACTCAATAGTCATCAGGTTCATAGACCTGCGGGCAGTGCGAAGATCGTACCCAGACCGCATCTCACGCCCAGCACGCTCCCACGCCTCTTCAGCGATTTCAGTGAAATCCATGTCGAACGCGGTAGTGCCTGACGTAGCCATCTATTTCTTCCTTTTCCTACGAGCTGCTTCTACACGTCTCGGTTTACCTGCTGGCTGTCCGAGCCGTTTTTTCTGACTGATACGTTTTCTCTTTTCAGAGGACGACATCTCGGACGACGTTTTTGGAGTCTTAGAAGAAACCCGCTTGGAAGGGCGGCAGTAAGGAGTTCCACGTTTTTCACCCTTTTGTCTGCCACATGCCTTGCCAGTGCGTACATCTTTCCAGTCCTCTTTGAACCATCGCTTTAACGCCAGTCCCTTTTTTGTCTTGCGTACCGCCATAAAAGCCTCACACGTATTTCGTGACTTTGCGGCGATTCTCTTGAACTATACCGCAGCCTCTAGCTATGTTGGGGTTACGAGCAGCCCGTTTTCTTCTGGCTAATCCACCCCCAGAGAGTTGTACAACTCCCCCAGTGGCTTTCTTCTTTTTCTTGCTGCTATTGCCATAATTAGCCGCACCAACTTTTCTACATTTCGCAATGGCTCCTGAAGCATACGCGCTCGGGAAAACCTTGTAGCGAGATTTTACTTTGTGATAACAAGCATCCTTTGGCATCTACTTCTTGCCACCCTTTTTGCCGCCCTTGGACATCGTGACCATCTTTGCAGGACGGAAACCTTTAGAAGCGATGCCTACACCACGGACCTTACCGCCTTTTTTCATACCCTTTTTCTTGGTTATACCACCAGCAGCCATACCCTTCTTAGTCATACCACCAGCAGCCATACCCTTCTTGGTCATGCCGCCCATCTTGTAACCTTTTTTGGTCATGCCCCCAGCAGCCATGCCTTTTTTCTTCATCATGCCGCCAGCAGCCTTGCCATCTTCTTTTTTCAGCTTGTCAAACATGCTGAGATCCAGCTCCTTCGGCTTAACACCACTACCGGGCTTTGTGCCAAGACCTTTTCTCATCAGGTCTTTCATGCCCTTCTTCATCGTCTTATTGTCAGTCATCTTACTCATCCTTATACAAATTGTTGAACACTCGGTTAGTATCCCACACATAATCCACATCTTCTTTTGAATTGTAGATATGTTGGTTTGGTTTGAAATCTGGAGCGCCTTCGCCCGTCTCAAACCACGCAGGATGCGTAACCCGCACCCGATTATTAGGTAACGCCACTATGTTACCCGTAAACTCACCAGCATCTAGCAACTCAAGCACATGACTCTGTTTGTGTTGTGCTGGATCATCTGCAACCTCACTATCTGTGTAATCGACAGTAAAGTAATATTTGGCTGGGTAGAACTCACCATCCACTTTAGCCATCCAAGGCGCTGGTGATGCTCTTTCAATCTTGTATACTGAATGGTAGTGAGACATACAGTCCCAAGGTTGCGCTAAATAGGGAGGTAACTCTGTGGGCCACTCTTCGTATGGCACATCAGCTACAAGCGCTGTGAGCGGCATACGCGCCCACATTGCGCCGCCATGTACGTTAGGCTCGTCGGTATCGTCTGATTCACACCCTGTGAAGATAACTTGAAAGCTAAGAGTGCGGTTTGGCATTGTAGTTACAGCAACCACCATAGCGTGAAGAAACTCGCCATGATATTCCATTAAGTTCTTGGTGTACTCTCTACGAACCCAAGCCTTGAAGTATGGTATGTTGGACTGTAAGTACGGCATCTAGCATTTCCATCTCTTCCTTGCCTGCCGCAGTCTTGAATTAGGATCTTTAGCAGCCTTCGGAAATTTTTTCATTTGTCCCGCACTACGAGCGCAATATGACTTGCGCCGTTTTGCGGCTTTGCTACCAGCTTTTACCTTGCCAGTAACTGCGGTTTTTAATTTGCTGCCGGGGTTATCTCTACGGTACTTGGCAACACCCTTCTTAGTCATTCCAGCACCAGACTTAGTGGGGCGTTTATGTCCCCCACCAATCGTATGGCCCTTCATTGTACCCTTACGTTTAGCCATGGAAGAACGTCATCATGTCTACGGTGGCTATCGTATATTTGACTGACATGCCATCTTCAAACAGAACACCATCTGCTGGTATGGTTCTATCTAGCGTGGTGTTATCAGTTCCAATAGTACGAGATTTGAACAACGCAGAACCGTTTTCAGGAGTGTTGTTGAAGAACTCAACTACTCCTGCGGTGCCGCCAGATACTATTGAGAAGCCTTTTAAGCGTATCCTGTTGCTTCCTTGAATAGCTTCTGCGCAAAGATCCCCCGACCCAACCTTGATGTTGGCAGCATATTGAGCGGAACACTCCACTGCTGTCACTGTCAGAAACAACTTAGTGCCTGCTACAGCTTCAGCACTACCAGTAGAAGTTATTACTTCTGTCATGGCATTGCCGAAAACATCTGTGCCTGTGATTGTGCAAGTCTTAGCGTTATCACTTGTGCCTGTGGTCGTGACGATGACATTCCTAGCACCGCCCCCCGCGAAGGTGGTGTTAGCCATGGTTGCACTGGTGTTTGGTCTTGCGGCGGTTACTAGACGATCATCATCTGATGCGTTTTCGTCGCTAATAAATTTAGCTTTTATATCTGAGCTATGACCCATATTAAACTCCTCATAAAAGGAGGGGGGCTGTTACCCCCACTCTGTTAACATTAGCCGTTAGCGTAATCAAAAGCTGCACCGTGAATCTTGATGACGAGCTTACCAGCCGTGTAGGCGGCTTCAGTAGCATCACCACAAGTCAGATACAGGTACTTTTTGCTCAGAGCTGCTAGTGTAGAGCCAGCATCAGCTTCGTTATGAAGGCCCAGTGTCAGGTCTCCATTGTTAAACAGCACAGTGCCGCTGGTAACTGCAGCGTTTTCAGCCGTTGTACCTGTTGCAGAACAAACGAGGTTGATGTCTGGATCACCGCCAGTTGGCACTTCAATACAGATAAACTCCATCTTGTATGGAACACCATTTACTGCGCTTGTAAGCTCTGCAATGTATGCGTTTGCTGCGCCGCCATCAGTACCGATAACATCGTTGGCTGCACCACCAGATGCTAGTCCACCATGCAAATCAACGAGGATCGTGGTAACGATATCTCCACCAACCTTGTTAACAAAGGTGTTGATTGCTGCGTCAGCAATACCAGAACCATGTGCATTGGGAGCAATGTTGAAGATCGTAGCTGCCGTACCCAAGCTGGCGTTGTTTGCGCCTACAGTCGTACCTGCTGCAACGATATTGTCCCTACCAGATGTAGCGACTTTTTGAACTTCAAGAGCGCCACCACTTGTGGCATTCAGTTGCTCTGTAAAAGTCCCCAGAGTGGAGCTTTTAGTTACAACTTTGAATCCGTTTTCGGAGCGGACTGCACCGTTAAAAGTAGTATTAGCCATGTCTATCTCCTGTCGTGGCTAGTGTCAGCCGCTCAATGCAACTGTCAGGGATAGTGTATCGTATAGGAAAAAGAGGGGAGTAGCAAGCCACCCCCCTCTAATCCAGTTAGGCTCCGGGTGATCCGAAGATACCCAGTGGGTCAGATACACCGAATGAGTAACGCTCACGGGCCTTGTATCGGCTGTTGCCAGTATCAAAGTCAGCATCCATAGAGGTAGCCATTGGGCTACGTACGAAATGCTTCAGGCCGTTTGGAACGTCGGTCATAAGGAAAAACGCATCAGTATCTGTCAGATAATGATTGATCGTGTAACCTTCAGGGACAGAACCATTATTGCGAAGCGCATTCAGGTCGTTGTCCGCTGTACCCACACGTCCTTCGGTCTCCAGCAAACGAGTTGCTACAAACTGCAGGTTCGGCGGAATGACCAGTTTACGAGGCTTTGCTGCAATCAGCAGGCCACGCTCATCAGTCCAACCTGCAATCTGAATAACGGCGGCTTCAAGTGAAGTCTCGTTAAGATCAGCTGGAGTTGCAGGCTCGTTAGAGTTGGTGCCACCATTAACAAGCGGGTGGGCTGTGGAGCAAAGCTCTACGCCGTCGCCGTATGTGGTACCGCTAGAAAAGGCATTGTTAAGAATAGTCGCTGCCTTGACTTGTTTTGTGTACGCCATAGCACGAGCGAGTGCCTTCGTATAACGAGCTGACAGTGAGTCATACAAGTTATCTTCAATAGCCTCCTCGGTGATCGAGAAGCCCATCGCGACGGTCTCGTGTGTATAGCGAGCGGTGAACGCCTCTTGTGCATTGTCATATTCGATGGCAGAGCCTTCGTTTTTGACTGGTGCTGCTGAGAAGCCCGATAATTTGGTCTCCTCTTCAAAAGAGCGATCAGAGGTCTCTGTTTCAAAGATCTCTGCGTGTTCTTCACCGTATTTTGCGTACTCCAATCCGAACAAAGCGTTCAGGCCGGGAAGGAGTTCTTTAAGTAGTTGTGCGCGTGAAATAGCCATTGTCTACCCCTCCTTATACGCCGACAGTGTGGTTGTAACGATGGTAGGTCTCTGTGAGCTTAACGATAAACTCAACAAAGTTACCAGAACTGTTCGCTGTATCAGGTACAACATCAACAACAGTAATCGGCAAGATTGTCGTTACATTGTTAATGAACACACCCATACGGCTGTTACCAGACGCTGTTACACCAGTGTTAAGCACAAGCTCTGCGTTGCAAGAGATTGCGTTAGCGCGAGTGATATACGCTGGAAGCAGTCCACCAGTTGCGCCATCAGCAGACGCGCTAGTGCAGTTTACTACCTTGAACAGTACGTTCGGATCGTCACATACGTAGGCTTCAATGTCGGAAGCTACGATGCTTCCGGGGTAGCTTTGACGGAAAGTCAGTTGGCCTGTATTCGGATCTGTATAGCTACAGCCCATAAATACGCCAATAACACCAACAACAGGCGAAGTATCGTTCTGTAGTGTGGTGATAATAACAGTACCATCGTTCTTGTACTGCACCACGTCTCCGTAGAAGAGAGCTGTGCCGTAGTTTGAAGCAATGGGTACCTTACGTGTAGAACCCGCATAACTATGGCCACCGATCATTCCGATCGGGCGTAGGCCATATGGGGCATCAATAGTAGGATATGCCATCTATTTGTCTCCAGACAACAAGGGTTTGATATTAACCCCCAGAGCCAAAAGTAACTTTTGTTTTACGCTCATGGAAAAGCGGCATCCGAGGATCGTTTTCTCTCATAAGGTTGTTGTCAACTGATTCAATCTGGCCTTTGGATTGCTGCTCGTAATAAGCGGTGCGTTCATCAATCAGTTCTTGTGGAGCTTTGCAGAGTATAAGGCCACCAATCACAACGTTATCTTTGAACTTGTCGTTCTCGATAGTAACCATCGTAATCTCTGGGTGGTCTGATGCTTTTACAGGCTCCCAACCTTCACGAAATTTTGAGGATACGTTAGTGGCGTCAGTTTGCCCCTGCGTGGCGACTCTAATCCAGCGAAATGCGTAACCCGGCTCGGGATTCGGTGACGGCAAGGTCTCGGGTCTCTGCCAAGCTCTTGTACGGGTCGTTTTTTCGCGAGTGGTCTGTTCACGGTTTATACGGTTTTCAGCCATTACTCTTCCTCATTTCTTCTGCAACCTTTTTGGCGTATAGATCTAGTGGTACTCCGAGCCGTTTAGCGATATTAACCTGTGTTTGCGTCAGCTTGATCTTCTTAGGTGCTACGCTCCGCGTTGCGGGTGCAACCACATTTGGTTGTTTCTTTGGCTCTTCGACTTCTTCAGCATCCTCGAAATTATCGGGGAATACTTGGCGCATACGAGTGTCAATCTTCTCGTAGTATTCATCGCTCCCTACGGCTACGCCGCTATTCAGGAGCTTCTGGTGCAACCCCAATGCTAGTGATGTCATTTCTTCGTCAGAGTTAAACCACGGGTTGGCCCGCGCCCACTCATCAGCTCTAGCATCAACTGCCACTGGGGCGGTTTCTGTTGGTAAGTTAACAGGAGTTTCTTCTTCCTGTAAAGCAGGAAGTTTGAAATTGTTTAGCCTATCGGCCTTAATCTTAGCAGCCGTTAGGTTTTCTTGTGCTTCTACGACTGCTTCTGCGTCTCCGGCCTCATACGCTTCTTTGTATTTTGCTTTAGCCTGCTCAAGATCGCCCGCAGCCGAACGTTTAGCTTGGTCAAGCATGGTTGACTGATTTTTACCAACCGTGCCTTTCAGCTCTTTGTTCTCGTCTACCAGCTTTTTGGCAAAGGCTTCTAGCTCTTGCCTTTCGCGGAGCGCTTGTTCTTTTGCCCGGCGTTCATCGTGGTAGCCCTTGCTGAAGTGCTTGATCCTGTTTTTGACCTTGTCAGAGTATTCTTCAAGCTCTTCATCAGTGACATCAGCTGGTGGCTCAGAAGCCTTACGTCCTCGATCAGCCTTTGGCGTATCGTCAACAACTTCAACCTCAAATCCATCATCATCAGTATCCTTCTTACTCTCAGGTTTTGCCTCAGACTTCTCAGGTTTCTTGCCAGAAAGATCAATTTCAACGGCACTAGAATCCTCCACCTCTATTTCTGGCTTCTTGGTGTCTTCGTCTGGGAACGTATACTCAACCTTTTGAAATGCCATAATATAACCTCTTATACTTTGCAGATGCCACGAGGATCAGGAACTACTGCCTCAATGGAATCGTCGTTCATCAACCGGAACTCTTTGCCATTTACCTTGAACCTAGTGCCAGTATTCATGCGGAACATCACATAGTCGCCCACCTTGCACCATGGACCTGAAGGAAACCGATCCTTATCACTGTACGCAGCATCGCCCATGTCGATGACTGCCCCCATGATGGACATGATGTATTCTTTGTGCTTCTCGCTGTCTGTCTTCAACAGGCTACTACCTTCGTAGTAATCCTCGATATCAGGCAAGGCTACCAACACGCGGTACCCACAAGGCTTGGGTAGTTGTGCATCCCAATCCGGTTCAACCTTATCAGCGCCTTTTACTAGGCGAGCATTCTCGGGCATTTTAATTGGCTCAGTCATCATCATCTTCCAGTTGGTTTCGCGAGAGGTCTGTTACATAGTTAAGACAGGCGTCGAGACCTCGGATCAAGCCTGTAACTTCCTTGTACTGGGCGAAGTCTTTCGCTCCACCACTACCAAGAAACTGTAATGCAGAGGTTTTATCCTCGTTTAGTTTGTCAGAAAGCACGTCAAAGACGGTTTTTGCCATGATTAGCTAGAGTCCTTCTTGCTGTTAGCGACGATCTTGGCCACTTCCAAGTCTGCCTTATTCTGCTCGGCGCGCCTGTTAGCTCGCATTTGTACGCCAGCTTTCTTGGCGTCGATGCCAACTTCTATCTTTTCAAGCTCAAGCCGCTGCTCTTCAAGTTTGGCATCTGCCATATCTTTAACGAGCTTACGTTTCTGCTCTTCTTGCTTGATCTGCATGTCAGCAGCATCTTTCTGTGCCTTACGCTGCACTTCTTGAGCTTTGACTTGCAGTTCCTGTTGTTGAAGCTGGAACATAGGATCTTGAGCTTGCTGTTGTGCCTGTTGTTGTGCGGCCTGTTGCTGGTTTGTTTGTGTAAGCTGCTTGCCAGCCTCTGCAACCACGCGTGCGAGTTGTACTTCCACTTCTTCTGGAAGCTGCTCGTTCGGTGGTGGTAGCTCGGCTCCCATCCGCTCTTCGATCTCTTTGCGGTATTTGAAGCCAAGATGCTCTGCAATGTGGGCCTGCAGGGATGCCATAATTTGTTTTGCTTGCGGGTTCTGTCCGATCATACCCATAACCTGTGGGTCTTGCATGAACGCCATGTGTGCGCCGATGTGCGCCTCGTGATCTTGATAGATAAACGCCTTCATAGGCTTGCCGATCAACGCGTTCATGTTCTCGCTGATTGGATCCGCAGGCTTCATATCTTCCTTTATAGGAACAAGTTTGTCTGCGTTCTTTACCCCCAGAACCTCAATCATCTGCCTGTGCAACTGAGGTAGATCGTAAATCTGTGGTGCTTGAGACGACATCTGCAGGACAGCCTGATACTGCACTACACGCTGCGCCATGGTAGAACTGTTAGGATCACTGACGGGGATCACGTCCACCATCATGTAATCAGCCTGACGAGCAGTAACCTCCCCTCGTACCGGCTGATACGAATACTCCGCTGGCGCGTATTCAGCCATCAAAGCCTTGAGGAGCTTAAACTCTTGCTTCATGGCGTAATGAACACGGGCTTGTACTGCAGCCATAGGCTTCAATGTACGCTCCAAGAGCGCCAGCGTCGTGCCTACTGGAGCGTTGGCAGACATGTCCGATATGTTCATGTCGCTGATGGCACCCAGTCTGCGGCCTTCGTTAGTGATTTTATCTAGCAGGGCTAGAAGTGTTTGGGACGGCTCCTTGTAAGGCAGGGGCATGATGTTGTCACGGATGCTACCTGACGGCACATCCACATCTTTAAACTCTCCCGGCTCAATAGGAACATCGTCCCCCTTGATACGCAGCCCACGGGACTTCAGTCCACCGGGCAAATTAGCGAGCGTACCGGCATCGACAAGTTGGCGTATCAAGGAGGTTCCTGCCCGAGCATACCCACCAATAATGTGGACAAGCCCTAGGCCGTAAAAGCCAAATCCCGGTACATACGGATAATGTACGAAGTGTTGGCGCTTCAATGAGAGCGGATCTTCAGGGTTCCAGTTCCTGCGAACTGCTAGGATCTCCCCTGACCCACGCTCTATAGTCACTACATACGGCTTGGCGATCTCATCCTCAGAGTCGTCAACACCGTCAATCACGAGATCAGCATGTACTTCGTACAGTGCATACCGATCATCGTCAGTCAGAGAGTACCCACCCTCTTCAGCCTTACGGACTTCAATGTCCGAGTGATATGGCTCCGGTTCGCCCAGTTCCATATCACGATAGAACCCGTTAACCTGCAGCTTCTTCAGCTCGTTCTTGGTCTTGCGCATGACGTGCGTAACACGTTCTGCAGTCTCGATATGTGACGCGCTATATGGCACGATGCAATCTTCTGCAGGGATAAACAGCGCAACCTGACGCCCGATATTGGGGTCATGATATACCTTTTTAAACGCCGAGCCGCCCAGCCCCAAGCTATACAGGAGTCGCTCATGCTCTGGGCGATACTCAACCATATTCTCGGTAAGCTCGTAGTTCATGTCAGCCTTGACACGAGCAGCAGCTTCTTCTTTA